GCAGCGTCAGATGTGTATAAGAGCATTGTTTACGTCTTGTCCGTTCATCTTAAACACTTCATTGATTTGTTCCTCTGTGAGTCCCAACTTTTGCAATTCTTCTTTTTTCATTTCTTCCTCCTATTAGGCGTTGTTAAAGCAGGTCGCCATTCTGCTAAAGAGTCACTATTTAAGGCATAGTTGCCAATAGAAAAAAGCGCATATAGCGCTTTAGTCTTTTGTAAATACCCTTGCCATTTCTTCAGGCAAGCCCATTGCTTTTGCAAATTCTTTATATTCGTTATATGTTGCTGTTCTGCGGTTCTTCATAATGGTTATGTCCGCTTTATCAGCATTTCCCTTTTTCAGCAATGCTATTCTTTCATCTTGAACACGCATTCGTCTTTCTAGTGCGCGCATGCGTTGCGTTGCTTCGTATAGAGTGTATTCCTTACCGCCGTATTCGTGCGTTTCTAGCGTTCTTTGGTACAGTTTGGATAATTCCTCGTCCGTGTATCTTCGCTCGCTAAAACCACTTATAAATGGCATGTAATGGTGATAACAGTTCACACCACACAATCCGCCTGCTTCACCTAAGCCGCAAATGTCTATCATCTGCTGTTTGGTGTATATCTTGCCTTGCCATAATGCATGTGACGGTCTAGCCGTTGGGTGTGCTGATACTTCAAATAACTCTGTATGTAGTTTCTCAGCGTTATCATCTTCAATCTTTGCTGTGACTTGTCGCATTCCAGTCATTACAGCACGCCTTACAGCAACGTCTATGCGGTCATGTCTTCCGCTTTCGTATTCGATATATCTTACACCACTAGCCGTCAATTCGTTTACGGTCTTTTTTAGTGCCGTATTATAGTCAAATGCGCCCGTTGATACTTCTATCAAGGTTTTATTCAATAACTCGCCATAATAGCCCTGTACGCTCTTGAATTGCCCGTCCACTGTAAAGCCTAATGCGTTTGTTATATTGCTAATGTCTGATAGTGTTTGTTTCTGCACGGCTTCCATTAGTTGCAATAGTTCCGTGTTCTCTGATAATGGTACAAAGTCCACGCCAACGCCTTTATATAACGTTTCATCACGTGCATAGCCGTCAGCAATCACACGATCATACAGTTCTTTCATTTGCTCGTCTGATAGTTCTAATGCTTGTTGTATGAGTTTCCGATAGTCTTTATTAAATCCATTCAACTGTGACAGCCTATACAATTCATAATCTGCTGTACGTGTAATGTGTCCAGCCTGTTCTATTCTTCGGATAATGTCGGCAAGTATTTCACTTTCTAATCGTTGCATTGATTGCGCTAGAAATTCAGGCACTTTTTTTAGGTCTTCTTCGCTGAACATTAAGGCTGTTCACCCTCTGTGATTGTTCCCCTGATTTCTGCAATCTTGCTCACGGCTGTGTCTTCATCTTCGCCATACCACTTCATACGATACTCAACAGGTGACATGAAGCCACTAGCAACATCAATTCTATCTTGTGCGCGTTCTGTTTCTTCATCGGTCTTGATTGAGTCATGGAATGTGCAATTAAAACCAAAATCAACTGTAAACATGGCTTGATAGAATGCGATAGCATGTGCTAAGTCTTCAAGGCATGCTTTCAAATTCACTTGGATTGCGTTCACCATGTTATATTTGCGGTTTTCACTTGCCTTGATTTCCTTTGCTGTCTTTTCCACGTTTTCATTCTTGGATAAATCACCATAAGCCAAACAGCAATTAAACTCTACCAGTCGCTTATATTCGTTTAGTCCTGCAATGTATGAAGCATCGCGCATTGTTGGACTAAATTCATCTAATGTCTTATCGCCGTTTGTTGTATCAGCATCGTATGGAATGAGTAAGCGTTCTTTGCTCTTTGGCATGCTGAATGAGCCGTCTTGCTTCTTCTTTACCGCTGTATAATCAGCAAAGATAAAGCGTTCACCACTCGCATATTCCCAATCCAAGCGCCCAAATTGCTGGTCTGCTTTCTTGATTTGTTCGACAGCCTTTTCAAAAATTGAAACGCCGTTTTTGCTCTTATCAATTCGGTTAGGTAATGGATTTCTATAATAACCAAAGTCCATGCGATCCATACCGCGATAGAGAATGTCATCATACAGTTGCGCCCATTCTTCGATTGAAGCCAAAGGCACTTGGTTTCCAATCTCACCATTCACGCCCTTATAAGCCTTGTTTTGAATACGCAAGCCCTCTGACGTTAGTTCGTGATACTCTAAACGATAATATTTTTCTTTGTCGCTTACTTCCTTAACTTGAATAAATGCAACTTTTAATAATCGCCCGTCATCGCCAAACTCAAAAGGGATAATTCTATCAGCTGGAATGTATTCAAAATTGCCAGTATTGCCAATAGGCTTTACAACCATAGAACCTAAGCCCAAGCCTGTTTGAAAATGTTCATTGAAGTTTCTTAGTGCCTTTTGATACAGTTCATTCAATTTGTCATTGTCCAAACTGGTTTCCATTTCAGATAAGGTCACGTTAGCAAATTCCGAACATACAGCGCCCTCTAAGCCTAGACTTTTAACGCCTGAATAGTTTTCTGTTTCGTCCGTCCACGGCGCTTTGCCGCATAGCATCTTGTCCCATAGTTCCAATCGTTCAATCATTGGTTGGGATAGAATTACACGCTTGCCGGTTAGTTTTTCAAGTTGTGTATTTCCAAACATTCTATTAAAAGCCTCCTTTATAAAATCTATAATCTTTCTTAGTATGTTCATCATTGCCCTTTCTTCTTCCAAACAGGGTTTAATGCGTATCGTACGCTGTCTATACTGTGGTTGTCCTTATCAGGATAGCCACTGATTACTTGCCCGTCCTTATCTCGCATAAATTCATAGTGCGTGAATTCCATAGCTGCATTAGGGCATCTCTTGCTATCTATCACGATTTCTTTAAGTGATGAAAGCCACTTCATAGAATATGCAACACTTCCAGCGCCTTTTTCTGCACCTCTTGCTGAAATTCCAAACGCTCGCAAGTCAGCAATAGACTTATTTTCGGCACTATCACACGTGACAATCTCATCGCCAATCTTAAACTGGTCTTTGAGTATCTGTGCCACGTCTTCGTTTGGCATCTTGTTAGCCCTGAATTCAGCGTAAATATATAAAGTCATATGTGCGCTGTCATAGCAACATCGCGTAAAGTTCAACGGGTCAGGATACCAGCCCCAGTCCAAACCGTTATACGTATAGTTGAAGTTGTTTATTTCTTCATCTGTGATTTCTCTAATAGTCACGTTTTCAAATACGTTTCCGCCAGTGCCGTTTACTTCGCCCAAATATTCGTTTTCGTAAGCCTTAGGGTTGATTTCCTTTAATGCTTTCGCTTCGTCTAGCCAGTTCTTGCCTAGCCATTCACTTGGCACTGTTTGATATGTGGAATGATAGACTTTCATTCCGGCTTTTGGCGTTAGCACGTACTCATTAGCCCAGTTGTTAGCCGTCTTTGGTGGGTTGAATGACTTAAATATCCACGCTTTATCACCACCACGCACGGCTGACTGTTCTATGTTTCTGACTGTTTCGCTACCATAGAACTGATCTAACTCTTCAAACCAAACAATAGCGATATAACCCTTTTCAGGTTTAATGGACTTAATTTTTAACGGGTCATCTGCGCCACGGAAGAATATCTTTTGTCCAGTTGCTGTTCGCGTGATTTCCATAGGGGATTTCGTGCACTTAAATTCACTTTCTAAGTCCAGCTTATCAATAGCCCATTTAAGTTGGTTATACACTGAGTCTTTGATTGTGTTAGACACCTGACGCATAACCAAAGCATTATAATTCTCATCTTGCATCATTAAGTCGATGATTGCTAATGCAATACATGACGATTTCGTACTACCACGTCCGCCCTTGTGGATAAATTCATGCGCATTATGATCGTGTACGTCCCACAAGAAAATAGAAAAATACGGCGCTATGCATAATGCTGGAATACCCTTATATGCTGTGCCGTCTTTCTTCTTGTGTTCTGCTTCGTATTGTGCCATTTCGATAGCGTGCTTTTCTTGCTTCATTTTGAGTTCTGCACGCCTTATCTTGATGTCTTCTTTATCCGTTAGGCTTTCACCGTTTACTATTCTGTTTACAGCTTCAAACGCCTTAACGTTTCCTTTTCTAGCCTGTGACATCATTGCAACGGCTAGTATGGTTTCTTGTGACTCTATTACTTCAGGTTCAACGCCTAAAGCCTTAGCGACTGTTTCTTTATCGCGTTGAGTCGGTGGCAATGATAGCAACGCTTTAAACGTTTCCCTGAGTTCTTTTTTGCGTTTTCTTGATTGCCCTGATTTGATACCACCAGCCACTTGGATAGCCCTTTGTTCTTCCTTTGTTCTCTTTGTAACCGGAATCAGGTTATCGTGTCCCTTATTATTTGACGTTTTGGGCTTGTTTTGGCTCGTTTTAGCCGTCTTTTTGGTTTCCTTGATGTTCTTTATCATTTTTCCCCTTTTGGCTCTTATTCGCCATTTCTCGCCCGTCCTTTCTATGATGCTCAAATCATACTTACATCAACATAAATATTGCCGTTTTTCATATATACCTTTTTCGGTATGTATGATTGTCCACGCTTCAATAGCCTTTCTTTCTGTGCCATATCTTCGGACACATTTCTATCTAAAAATGAAATGTCCTTTCCGCGTGTGTTTTTGCTTGTTTTGATTTTCAGGACGACTGGTTTGCTTGATCCAGTGAAGCCGCCCCATTCTTCCGCTATTGCGCTATCTGTGGTGGTACTCATGTATCCTTTGTCTGTAATGATTTTGTTCAGCGGCGCGTTTGCAATTCGCTTTGCTTCAGCCATTACCTTTTGAGCATAAGCACCTTTACCAAGTGCGTTTTCACCGCCTTGGATATAGTTCCACAAGTTTTCATATTGTGATTGTGTCATTTTTCCAAATATGGCGCTCGCATCAACGCTTCTATAT